TTAGAGTTGAAGTAGTTCCACCTGAGGAATTTCTAGTGTCCAAACGCGCAAAAGGCTTGGACGATGCCGAGTATAAAGGGCAAAGAATACACATAACTCTCTCTGATTTAGCAGCTATGTATCCTGATACCGACATGGAAGAGATGCGTAGGATGATCGGAGATGATGAACAGGAGTGGGATGAAGAGTATAATGCAAGGCATGATTTTGATGATGTTTACGTTGGCGAGCGTAATTATGCGGATAATTGGCTAGGTAAGAAGATATGGATTACCGAGTCTTATTTGCACGTTGATTGGGACAATGACGGTGTTGCTGAGCTACGTAAGATTACAAAGGTAGGCAATGTAATACTTGGAAATGAAGAAGTAGATGACCATCCGTTCTCTTTGATAACGCCTATCAAGATACCACATAAGCTGTTTGGTATGAGTTTAGCTGATATTACAATGGACTTACAGGTTACCAAATCTGCCCTATTAAGGGGTATTTTGGACAATATGTACAACCTGAATCATGGTCGATTTGAGGCTTTGGACGGCAATGTTAATTACGATGATTTATTGACTTCACGCCCCGGCGGAGTTATTAGAGTTAAGCAAATGGGCGCTATTAGGCGTTTAGATACACCCTCATTACCCAACGGGGGTTTTGAGATGCTAGACGTTGTAGATAAGATGAGAGATGGCAGAACTGGTATTTCTAAGTTCCGCACAGGTTTAGATACCGACTTCTTGAACAACGCTAAGGCAGGCCCAGTAGATAATCAGATGGAAGCTGCTAATGCGCGACTTCGTCTGTATGCAAGAAATTTCAAAGAAACTGGAGTAAAAGACACCTTTACTAAGATGTACCAAACTATGGTACGCCACCAGCAGCATGAGGACGTTGTTAAGCTACGTGGTAAGTGGACACCTATAGATCCTTCAGCTTGGGCTGGAGAGTGTAATGTGACCGTACAGACGGGCTTAGGGCATGGTGATAAAGGTAAGAGAGTACAAGAGATGGCAATGATAGGTCAGCAGTTTGGAATGATGCGACAGGATCCTGAATTAAAAGAGATGGTTACACGTGACAACGTATACCACACTTTTTCGGAAGGGCTGAAGGCTATGGACTATAAAAATGTCGGAGACTTTATTACAGATCCGAAAAAACTTCAACCATATAAGCCACAGCCCGACCCGAAAGAAAAAGCAGAGCAGATGAAGGCTCAGCTTGAAATGAAGAAGATTGAGCTAGAAACACAGAAGATGCAGGCTGAGGGACAATTGCAGCAGCAGAAGCTTCAAATGGAGCAGCAGCGTGGTCAGATGGAAGTGGCTAAATTGCAGATGGAAGCTCAGAATCAAGACACTAAGAACCAAATTGAGGTTGCTAAATTACAGGCTCAGTTACAGGGTGAGCAGCAACAGAATGCTTTAGAGCATGAGAAGTCTAATATTGAGGTTATGAAGGTACAGGCTGATATGGCTAAGATGCAGGCTGAGCAGATGCTTAAGGAGAAGGAATTGATTCTTAAGGTAGCTGAGCTTGAATTGGAACGTACTCAAGAGCGACCCATAAAAATAGGTAACTAATGGAAGATGAAGCACAAAGAGCAAATGAAGTAGATCGAGGGAATAAGGCTAAGGTCATTCTCACAGACCCTCTATTTCAGGAGTCTTTTGAACAATTGCGAGAGTTATACTTAACTGCTTGGGAGAAAACCGCTATGAAGGACTCCGAAGGTAGAGAGCGTTTATGGATGATGATTGCGAACTTAGGTGATGTAAAAGCTCACTTAACGACAGTGCTGGAAACCGGTAAAATGTCTTCCAAGCAATTAGATGATATTGAGTCGGAATATGAAGATAGTCCCGGTATTGTTAAACAAACACTTAAAGAGTGGGGAATACGTAAATGAAGATGAAATATGGCAAAAAGGACATGTCATACGGTAGTAAGCCTATGAGCTATGAGATGCCACGTGATGGTGGATCTGGTTATGACAGTATGATGAAGCAGGGCGTGAATTACGAAGGATGTAAGGACGCTGATCAAATGCGTTCAATGGTTAACTACGGTAAGTCTGGCGGATACGCTAAAGGCTCCAAATACCCAAAATAAGGAATTAAACTATGAGTATGTCACCTTTCTATAGGAAGATGCGTGTGAAAGAAACGGCACACGTTGAAAAACTGGCTACAAAAACAATCACAGCAGATACTACGCTACAGCCAGAGGATTCCGGTAAGGTTATTTTCATGGGAAAAACTGGAGTAGATATTACGCTCCCTGATCCTCCGTTTGATGGATTTAATGTAAAAATAATCCTGAACGAAAATAACGCAACCACAGCTTGTACGATTACTGCTGATGCAACTGGCGAATTCTTTGCTGGTAGTGTGTCAACCGCTGACGGTGCAGCATCTGCTGTGTTTGATGGAGCCGCTGACGATGTTATTTCGTTTCATGCAACTCTCGCTGAAATAGGAGACTTTGTAGATATTATTTCAGATGGATCGTCTTGGTTTGTTTCAGGCCAAGCTTCTGTTGGCGGTGGTATTACATCCGCAACTTCTTAGTAACTTAAGGCACTACTCTCCTTAGACTTCTTAACGGAGTCTTTGGGGAGTGCCGAGTTAGAGGTTGAGAAACTTTGTTTCTCTCTCTTGCTCATCGCAAGAGGAAGTTATTTCTTTTCTTCTTAGAGAAGATTAAACTAAATTATTTGAACCTCTTTTTTAGAGATACACTAGATTAACTAGCTGTGTCAAACGCAAACACAATATAAATGGCCTGAGATACAAGATCAACGGCATTTAGGAGATAAGAATGGCAGAGACTAATCCATCGGAAGTCCCGGCAGGACAACAAGTAAACATGAGTAGAGCTACTGCATCTGAACATGAAGCAGCCCAGCAGATATTGCAGGCTGGAATCATACCGGAGGCGGATTCTGGAGACGAAGAATATGAGCCTAGAATTCACGCTGCGGACATAAAAACAGACGAGCCTACAAGTGATGAGGGGGAAGAAGACGATACCGCTGAAGAAGATCCTCAAGAGGATTCTGAAGCTGAAGATGATGATGAATATGAGCAAGTCGAGGAACCAACTTATACCGTCAGAACAGGCGGCAAAAATGAGGCGGTCACCCTAGATGAGCTTAAGAGTGGTTACCAAAAAGGTAGCGATTACACACAAAAAACGCAAGAGCTATCCAAAAACCGTAAGGAGTTTGATGTAGAACGGCAAGCGATAGTACAGGAACGGTTACAGTATCAGAACGCATTGGGCCAATTCCAGCAGTTGTTAGCTGAAAATAAGACACAATACGATCAGATCGACTGGCAGACATTGGCAGAGGAAGATCCAACAACTTATGTATTGAAGCAGCAGGAACGTAAGGAGCTTCAAGATAGGGAGGGTCAGGTTGCAATGGAGCAGGATCGTATGCGAGCTACTCAGAATCAAGAAGCACAGCGACAACGTAATGACTTGTTGCAAGATGAGGGCGAGTATATGGTTCAAGCATTCCCTGATTGGCTCGACCCAGAGAAGAAATCAAAAATGACTCAGAGATGGACTGACTACGCATTAACTCAAGGATATGAAGATGGGGATATGCAGGCAGTTACTGACCACAGATCGTTTAAGATTTTGGATAAGGCAATGAAATATGATGCTATTCAAAAGAAGACCTTAAAAAAGACTTCAAAAGTTCCTAAAACAGCAAAGTCTGGCAATTCACAGGGAAGAAGTACTGCGAAGCCGGGTTCACTTAAACAACACATGAAGCAGTTGCGTAAAACAGGCAAACTAGATGATGCCGCGCAATTGATTTTTGAAACACTCTAGGAGTTACAAATGGCTATTTTGACCAATACCGCTGAATATTTTGCGGGTACAACCACTGAATCCGGTGATGTTAACGGAGTACGTGAAGATCTTTCTGATGTGATTTACAACATTAGTCCGACTGAAACACCTTTTATTAGTAACATTGGTAAGACCAAAGCGACCTCTACTCGACATGAGTGGCAGACCGATTCATTGGCTACTGCTGCTGCTAACGCCGTAGATCAGGGTCATAACTTTGATACTACGACTACTAACGCTATTGATGCTGTGGGTGCATCTTCACGTATTTCCAACTTTACACAGATCTCTAACAAGTCTGTTGTAATTGCTGGTACGACAGAAGCGTTGCTTAAAGCTGGGCGTAAATCTGAGTTGGCTTATCAGATTGCTAAAAAAGGTAAAGAATTGAAGCGTGACGTTGAATTTGTACTCTCTACCGGTACTGCTGGTGAGGGTGTTGCTTCTTCTGGAACTGCTGCTGAGACACGTGGCTTGGAGAACTGGATTAGTAGTAATGCGGGTCATAATGGCTCTGGCGCTACTCCTACGACTCCTACCACTGATGTTACTGATGGTACGCAGCGTAATTTGACTGAAGACTTGGTTAGAGCGCAGATTCAAGCAGCATGGACAGGTGGTGGAGATCCGGATATAATTCTCTGTGGCCCAGTTAATAAGCAGAACATTTCATCTCAGTTCGCTGGTATCGCGACTTTGTATCGTGGAGCAGAGAATGGCCCAGCTACTATTGTTGGTGCTTCTGATATGTATGTTTCTGATTTTGGTGAGTTGAAAGTTGTGCCTTCACGTTTTAGTCGTGACCGTACTGTTTCAGTCCTCCAAACGGATATGTGGGCTGTGGCATACCTCAGACCTTTCAAAGTGTTTGAGCTTGCTAAAACTGGTGATGCTGAGAAGCGATTGATGCTTGTTGAGTATGCACTGGAAGCACGTAATGAAGCAGCTTCAGGAAAAGTAGCTGATCTTACAATTTCTCTTATCTAAGAGATCAATGATCTGGGGGCTTCGGCCCCCGGTGATTTTGAAAGGATTTATGGCAGAGAAGAAAGTACCTTTTAGCGCAGATTGGGGATTTAACCAAGTTAAGACAGAAGCTTGGACAGATGAGAATCGTATCTTTGTTGAGTCTAAACAGAAGGTAGATGAGATTGCAATTGGCAATAGGCGTGAATACAATGAGTCTTGTGTAAGGTTTAATAGCAAGTTTCAGAGGAATGATAGCTTCCGTAAGGTTGCTACAATACCAAATATTATAGTAGATCAATTGATGCGTACTGGGCAATGGAAAGACAAGAAGTACATGAAAAAATGGCTCAATGATCAAGACAACAACATGTG